CGGCCTACTCTTTCGCCGATGACTTCTGCCTGAGCATTTCTTCCTGAATTAACCGCAGTAGATATAACCATGTTTAGTCCGTATGCCGGACACGGAACAGCTTCACCGTTTATTTCCAAAAAGTTAGCCATTCTCTCACCTCATTAAAAAAGTGAGGCAGATTGCTCTGCCCCACTCAAAATCATTATGTCAGTATTGCTCGACCAACTCTGGAAGATCCTCTGACATTTGCTTGTGCAATCTCGATATCTCCGATTGTCAGATCCTTATCATTGATTGCATCGACTACTCTCTCAAGTCTCGATACAACCGAATTCAGACCGTCAACAATGGATACCGAAGCATCGTCAACAGCCGCCTTGATGCCTGTGATCTCTTCGCCACCTGCAACAGCAGACTTGCCGCCGACAGTACCAAGGATTTCAGGAACACCGTTTTCACCTGCCCAGAAGAGCGATGCGTCATTGACAAAACCACCACTTGCATACTTACCAACAAAGCCTGGAATTGCAACCCCACCAACGTGATCAAAATTGCTTGGAATTAACCTGCTTTCAATAAAGTCAGGAAGAATTTTAGCGGCATTTCTTACCTTGTCGAGAAATTCGTTTAATTTATCAATTGCAGAGTTGATCAAATTAACAACTCCGCTAATGATACCATTAAGGCCATCAATTGCACGATTCGCTGCATCCGCAAAGGCACTACCAAATGCTTTTGGAAGACTTTCAAGCAACTTATTCCAGTTTTCTTCGTTTAGGTACTTCTCAACGTGGTTGTCCCACCAATCTTTGATATCCTTTTTCCATTGCTTGGTCATGTCATCCCAAGCTGTCTTAATGGAAGTTTTGATGTTAATAGCTAACTCAGTCCACTTTTCAAGTGCGAACCAAGGTGCTACATCATTGTCCCACCATTGGACGATTGCAGTATCTCTCCACCATGCGGCAAACTCTTCCCATTTTGTAAGGATGCCGTCATAAATGTTTTGACCAAGCAGTAACCATTGTTCAAGTCCAAACCAAGGAAGAACATCATTTTCCCACCATGTGGCTATTGCTGTGCCAGACCACCAAGTTTGAAATTCTGTCCACTTGATTTCTATACCACCCTTAATCCCAGCGGCAATCTCTGCCCATTTTGTTGCGGTAAACCAAGGTGCTACATCAGTGTTCCACCACGAAACAATCGCAGTGCCGGACCACCATGCTTGGAATTCCGTCCACTTAGTGTCTATTCCAGATTGAATGTTTGCACCGAGTTCTTCCCACTTACTTTTGGAAAACCACGGTTCAACGTGTTCGTGAAACCAAGTTTCAATTTCTGAACCGTCACCAAGAAGGCCAATCATGCTACTCTGAATATTTTGACCATTTTCGCCCGGATCAAAGATTTCTCCAAGTTTATCTCCAAATTCACTTAACTTTTGGATAACATCATCCCATGCCTGTTTCACTTTCTCAACAAACCCGGTGACTTTATCCCATATTTCACTGAGTTTTTCGCTTTTTTCAAGTGCAAGTTCAAAGCCTTCGTGAACAAGCTTCTCGACAATACCACCAACCGTTCTTAGCGGATCTGCAAGGCCATTTGCAAGTAAAACACACAGTTTAAGTGTATTTGCAACCATTTTGAATGCATCAACGAAACCACCGTTTCCGCCATCAAATTCTTTAATCCACTTAAACAGTTTTGTAAGTTCTTTAAACTTATCTATAACAGGGGAAAGTATGTCTACAAGGCCAACAAATGCCTTTGTCAAATCCCAGTTACTTATTTCACTGAAGTTAGCCTTTAATTCTCTGATCATCCACATCTGATTAGCGATGTTGGATTGATCAATGTTGTATGAAGTACCGACCTGGATGGCAAATTCTTCCGCAGCAACCTTTTCCTCATCTTTTGTAACAAGTGCAGAAAGCTTTTCTTTGATCATATCAATTCTGCTCTGTTGATTACCACTTGCTATATCCCAAGTAATAAGTGCTGTGAGCGCAAGCGGAATTGAAAGTTTCAAAAGATTAGAGCCTACTGCGGTTGCACCAATTTTTCCACCGATAAGACTAAAGAACAATCTCTTAGTTAAGTTTCCTTTTCCAAGAACCTTAAACGCAAGACCACCAATAAGCAACGCAACTGTGCCAAGATCAAGGCTACTGAAAAATTCAAGTAACTTATCTTTAATCAATCCCCAATCCAGACCATCGATTGCGGATTTGATAAACTCAAAAAGTTTATCTTTAAGGCTATTGAGTGCAGCTGCCGAATCTTTTGGATTCCATGTTTCAAATGCGGTGTTTATTGCCGTAGTAATTCCTTCTGCTAATCCTGCCGCATCAAAAGTAACAGCAAACCCAGTAATCGTGTATGATAATGCATTTATGGCATTGCCAATAGTTTCACCAATTTCGTCCCAATGAGCATCATGAACCGCTTTGTTAATCATGGTTGCGATGCCTTCGCCGAGATTCCACCAGTGAAATGTCTTCAGAAAAGTGTTCGCAAACGCTACCGCAGTGTTAATTGCTCCGGCAATTGTGTAACCGAGTGCTTCCCAAAAAATCTTTGTATCTACAAAGCCATTCAGGAAGTCAGCAAGGTTCTTAGCAAACTGTCTTGCCTCTGCTTCAATCGCCTTCCAATCGACATTAAGTAATGCTCTTGCAATAGCTTCAGCTGTGGCTTTGCCAAGATCATAAAGATTGTCAAACGGAGAAGAATACTTCTCCCATCTGACTTTTGCTTTCGACCCGGCATCGGATGCACCACCGCCACCGCCGCCAGCGCCACCGCCGCCACCGCCGCCGCCTCCGTCAGAATCTTCATCAGGCTTGAAGACATTTAGTTCATCAATACCTAACAAATAATCCTTCAGCTTTTTGGCGTTTTTGGCTGCACCGCCAGTAGCATCTTCCATGTCTTCTGCGGCTCCGGCTGCATCCTCCATCGGATCGACAATGGCAACATCAGATATCTCTACCTGCCATCCAAATATCTTACCGAGTGCATTGATAAACGCAGTAACCGCATGGATTACAGAATTCATGAAAGCATTCAGTTTCACAAGCGCAGGACGAAGCATATTGATAAGACCATTACCAATAACTGCGCCTAACGCTTGAAAGTTCATTTTTAAAAGACGTACTTGGTTGCTCCATGTCAACTTTGTTATCCTGCCAGCTTTTTATCCGGCAGCTCCGGGAATTTCTTCGCATTATGGGATGTCAATTCATCCCCGGTTCGGCATATATTTTCAGCCACAGAAAAAGACGCATCTCTGCGTCTTTGTGGTTGTCGGGTACTCGTGGACGGATTATATTTATTCACCGTCTATGCTCTACAGTGTGCTGTGGCCTTTCGCAATCCACAGCCTTACTTAGGTATTAACTTATCGACTTATCCATTTATAACCGTATGCCGTTCTACCTTTTTTATCAACAACTTTGTGTATTGCTTTATAGCTTACACCAAGTTTTCTTCCAGCATCTGCTATTCTGTCGAACACTTCTATAACCTCTCCTGTTTCAGGATCAATTTGAGCAACTTTAATTCCTTTCTTTCTGTGAACGTATTTTTTAATATCTTTAATCGGGAAATCTTTTTCATAGACCCAAATAAAACCGCCAGCTTGTTTATATGTGCCAGTGATTACGCCAGAGATTGTTGACCTTCTTATTCCTGTTTTTTCTGACGCATCCGTTACACTTTTATAACGTGCTATTTCGTTTCCATTCAGATCACATTGAACAACAGGAACCATTGAAGTACTCTCCGGCTTTTCATATACTCTCGCACCATTTGCGATATAGTCGGATTCAAACATGAATTGCTTGCCCATCGTTGTTCTATTTGGATTGTTGCAACACATGATAACACAGAAATATCCGTCTCTTTCGGCATCACAAGCGCTTTCGTATCTATTAACAAATGTCCCATCAAGTTCAAGACAGACAACAGGTTTTGATCGGTGAATCGGATTATTAAATCCACCTTTCGTCATGTTGTATCCGTTCGGTACAATCGTATTGTATTCAGCTATGTACTTCTTTTCAAGCTCATTGCCAAGTTCTTCCGAATCGGCTGTGTCTAAGATCTCCCAATCAAAATTCTCTTTCCCATATTCTTGAATCGCACGATGAAATTCGCAATCCTCTTTAGGATAACAGCGCTCATGTTGCCATTTACGCTCACTCATCTGACAAGTTCTTCCAATATAGGAAAGTCCGTTCACTTTATTAGTTGCCTTGTAGATATAATATGTTCTCATAAAATCACCTCGAACATATTATACAAAAGTGTTCGTGCTAAGTCAACTTAGCCTTCACCTATTTTACCCGATGTTTACTGATACATTACTATATCAGGCGGCACGTTTACTTCTACCAGCGGTACGAGCAAAGTCCCCTTGTACATCTTTTGTGTTCGCTAATACATATTGATATCGTAATAGCGTTTTTTCCGCTTGCGTCATTGATTGTATGTTAGCGTTTAGACCGTTATTTAATGCCCATTCAGCTAACGTACTTTGCGTCAAATCAATTCCGTATTGCCTTACATTTTCACCGTCACTTTCGTGATACTTTAACTCTTCTTTCGAAGACGGATTAGACTATCTCACCATCCAATATGGATGACCGATACTTCGAACGGTGCTAATCTCCGTCCTACTCCCTTCCGGGATAGTCGTTACACGTTCCTGATATATCAGGCTCCGCACGGTATTGTCCTCGACTTTACGTTAGGAATTTTACCGTTAGCAGATGATTTCTCATCCACACCGCTTTTGCTTGCGTTCTTCGGTTTATTCGAAACACATTTCTGTGTTAAGCCGCTAAAGTTAACGGACGAGTCTGGCCTGTGAACACGGAATTCATCTTTTCAGCTACAACATCAAAGTCCTGATTATAGAACGATGCCATATCCGCAGTAAGTCTTGTAAGATTAATGGACATATCTGCCATCGAATCTCCAAGATCGTGATATGCATCCTCAGTACTTGCAAGTCTTGAAGCAATGAATTCATTTGCTGTCGCAACTTGCTTCGTCTGAATTCCCATCGTTGATCCCATCGCCTGGAATCGAGATGCCGCTTGCTTTGCCGTCAGTTCAGTGATGCCGTACGCATCTTTTGCGGATTTTGCAAAATCCTCAAGCTTATACTTCTGGTCCTTAAAAGTGTGATCGACAACGTTCTGCACTTCAGTCAGATCGGCAGAAATGTCAATCGACTTTTTAAACACACTGAACACCCTTGCGAGTAACCAGAATGTCGCATAAGCTTTACCGATTGCCGCAGTCAAACTGAATGTGTGCTTGGCTGCTTTTTTTGCATGAAGTCCGAAAAGATTTACGCCGCCAGACAACCCTGACAGAACACTTCTTGCACCACTTGCATTCTGTGCCAGTTGACCAAGCGCAGTAGCAAGCTGAATCGTGTTCTTGCTCACCGCTGGCATCTTGTTAAGCTGTGCCACAAGTTGCTGAAATGCAGTAGCGATCTGAGGAATATTCTGTATTGCTACAGTGGTACTCTTTCGACCAAATGCGCTAAGAGCATTCGCAAATTCAGCAAGGCCTGATAGATCAGGAACCGTCACGCCTGAAAGCTGCTTCAGCGCAGGAATCAGCGTAGGAAGATTCATCGCCGCATCAGATACCTTCTTACCACCAAGCTTTGCAATTCCTGCTGCCGCAATTCCAAGACCATCAAGTCCTGCCGGAACCGTAATTCCTTGCAGTTCTCTCAGCTTCGGAATGATTGCTTCAAGGTTGTAAACGGCATTTGTTAC